GTGTCCTGGGAAACTATCGTCAATGACGATTTGGGCGCGTTGAGCCGAGTACCTGCAATGTTTGGCAACGCGGCACGTCGAACCCAAAACAAGAAGGTTTACGAGGTTTTGACCGCTAACGCACTGATGGGTGACGGATACGCACTATTCAGTTCGTCGCACGCGTCGGGTGACAACACTTCGGGAGCCGCAGCTGCACCGAGCGTTACCACGCTCAACGCTGGGTTCACTAAGATGCGATTGCAAAAGGGTCTAACTACCGATGCAGTTCTTGGGTTGATTCCACGATTTTTGATTGTCCCAGTTGCCTATGAGGCGACCGCACTCGAAATCGTCAATTCGATCAGTTACAACGCGGCCAACAATAATGAAGGCGTGAAGAACTTGTACGGTCCAACTGGACCTCGCAATTTGACCGTCATCGGTGAACCAACATTGGACGCTGCAAGTTCAACGACTTGGTATCTCGCAGCTGATCCGATGCAAATCGATACGGTTGAACTCACGTTCTTGGCTGGCGAAGAATCGCCACAGATCGACACTGAGTGGGATTTCGATACTGACACCTACAAAAACAAGGTTCGCCAAACCTTTGGTGTCAAGGCTATCGATTGGCGTGGGTTGTATCGCAACTCTGCGTGAACCTAATTTGACCTAGCAACAAACCCCAGAGCTAGTTCGTCATGGGGCGACTAGCTCACCCCTTTCTAAAAGATTCATTTGCAATAAGCGAGATTGATAAATGGCAGGTTTACAAGATTTTGAATCCTATGTTGACGATTTTGTTGGAACGAGCGTCACTCTTCCAGCTTCCGCCAACATTGGGACACCCTGGTTGATTGTTGACACTTCATCCTCCGGCACTCCAACGTACGTTCGGGCAGGTTCAGCGGCAACACTGACTCTTGCGTCGACCAGCGAAGTCGAAAACGTGTGCCTAGCACATGGCGATTCGCTGGCTTTCGACATCGACGACATTCAACGTGTTGTGATGCGAGCCAAACTTGGTGCTGCATTTACCAGCGGTAGCGAGTTGGTGTTTGGTGTTGGTTCCGCACGCAATGACACCACTGACAGCGTTGCGGCTAATGCCTGGTTCAAGATGGTTGGTGCTAACAGCACGACTGCAGTTTACGTCGAAACCGACGACGGAACCCGCGATAACGACGATGTTGCTACTGGTGCAACATTGGGAACGTCGTACAAAGAATTTGTCATCGACTTCACTGGCGGAAAGTCAAACGTCAAATTCTACATCGACGGGGCTCGCGTTGCAGCTTCGACAACCTTTGATATGAGCGGTTATAGCAGCGGCCTGCAACCGATCATTCAGTTGCAAAAAGCTGCCAACACCAACGTTGACGCTGTTTCGATCGACTATGTGGAAGTCGTTTGCAAGCGACGTGCAGCCTAACCACCGATGACACTGCGCGACGCATTTGAAACCGACGCTGCGATGTTTACGTCAACCAGTGACTTTGGCGAGACGGTGATCTACCGACCTCGCCTAGTCTCCGAACGTAACATTGCAGCCGTTGTTATTCGCCAACAGGCGGAACAAGTCAGCGGTGACGAAAACCGCGTTGCGACCGTGTTTGAGGTGCATGTGGCTAACAACTCGACGACAGGAATTGCAACCACAGAAATCGACCTTGGCGGCGACATGATCGACATCGCAGATCGAGTCGGCAAAACGCCAAAACCAAGATCGATTTTGCAGATCCTAGACCAAGATGAAGGAATGGTTGTTCTCCGATGCCAGTAGCGGAACCAACAGCGGTTGACGTTCTTGATGAGTTGGAAACGCGTTTAGCGTGGCTAACAACGTCGGAAATCGTTTTTCCATCCCGCGAAAACTCTGACAACGACCCAGAAGGCAAACCAGAGAGTCCAAAAGATTCACAGGTAGTCGTTTCGGTCGCCAACCTTACCCGCGTTGCGGATCTGGATTTACCAGGCAATCCACCGCGCGAGTGCTGGGAACTGGAAATCAAACTTCGCTTGCGGCTAATGCCAAGTGAAACAGACAGCGAGTCAATTGACTGGAAGTTGATGCGGTACGTGCGTGATGTGCGTCAAGCAGTGACGGGCGGCGACACCTACCTAGACGACTGGTTCAATTTCAACGGTAACGCACTGGACGCGAATTGGGGCGACACCATGGAACGTGTTTCAACCGATGGAACCAGCCAAAGCGACGGATATGTGCTGACGTTGAACATACGAATTCGCGTGACACCAGGGGCGCTGTGATGTTGTTTGTCAGCGTAAAAGGAAAAGTGAATCAGTTAGCGAAAGCGTTAGGTGATGAAGCACCAAAACGACTGAAAAAAGAAGTAGCGTCTGCAGTCAATGCAGCAGCCAAACGTACTCAAAACCTACTTGCCAAGGAAGTATCCAAAGAACTTGCAACGTCCCAAAAAGTGATCAAGGAAGGTATTTCGGTTACAAAAAAAGCGACGCAAGACAGCTTGAATGCTGAGGTAACACAAAAGGAATCGCAGCGACTTTCGCTAAAGCGATTTTCAGCACAGCAAACAAAAACTGGCGTGCGATACAAGGTCAGCAAAACGCAGGGCCGCAAGTTTGTCAAAAGTGCGTTCAAGGCAATGACCCTGGGCGAGCACATTTACAAAAGAGAAGGCAAAACTCGTTTACCGATTCAAAAGCTACATGGCGCGTCTCCATGGGGTGTGACAGTCAAAAACAAGCTCGATGAGGTTGTTACAAATCGAGACATTAAACCTGAGCTCATTAAGCAGTTAGATCGTCGGATAAAAGCAGTCAATTTCAAGAAATCGCAAGGTTAATAGATATGCCACTACTAAAACGAATTCGAACACTGGCTGCTAAGGTTGAAACCACTCCTGGGACCGCAGAGTCGTTGACATCAGCAGAGGGGGTATTTAACGCTTACGACCTTATGATTCAGCCTTCCGTAGCCATGACGGATCGCGAAGGTAGCGGATCATTTAACTACCTAACCGCAATTAGCGAAGGTCAAACCGCAACTGTCACTTTCAAAACCGACATTCCTTGGGATGGCACTGCCACCGAACCGACCGTGTTTTCGGTGCTTATGCCTGCATGTGGCTGGGTCGAATCTAGCAATGTTTGGAAGCCAAAAAGTGAGGCACCAGGCACTAACGTCAAGACCCTGACAATTGGCGTTTATGTCGATGGATTGCTTAAATCCATTAAAGGTGCGGTTGGGACTTGGGTAATGACCCTTCCGACTGGTCGGTTCATCACCATCGAATGGACATTCACGGGCGTTTACATCGAACCAACCTCGACTTCGATTATTACACCAACCTACCCAACCACCGACCCACTACGTTTCGCATCAGCTACAGCCTGCACTTTCAATTCGGTCGCGATGGCAGTCGAACAGATCACCATTGATGCCGGCAATGAAGTTGTCATGGTAGAAGATCCGACAAACGCCAGCGGTTACAAGCACGGACTGATCGTCAACCGTCGACCAACGATTAACGCAAATCCTGAAAGCGTATTGGTTGCGACGCAGAACCGACACAATGTCTGGACAACTTCAACACCTTACGCCATTCAGATCACCCTAGATGGTCCAACGACATCGACGCTTGGCATCACGGCGCCCAAGGCACAAATCATCAATATTCAAGAAGCAGATCGAAACAAATTTGTCGTCGATGATGTTGAATTTCTCTGTACCAAAAACGGTTCGACGCAAAACGAAGAACTGTATTTTACGTTCACACCAGCTTAGTTCATGAGGGGGTTTTGTGGGGTTTTTGCAGCCTGGGGAACAGTACCCCATTGAGTTTACTGGCGGATGCCTTACTTGCAAGGTTTTGAGTTTCAAACAGCAACGCGAGGTTGTGAAGCTGATCAAAGCGTTGCAAGTCAACAGCGATCCGGAAGAGGCAATGAACCTTGTCGAACAAATCATTACGAAAGCGGCCATCGGCTGGACGTTGGCGGAAACGTTTTCAGTGGATGGTTTGCTTGAAAAGATCGGTTTCCTGGAAGCGATGGACATCGGTAAGAAGATAACCGAAGGCGGCAGTTTGTCGGAGACGGAAAGAAAAAAGTAAGAGTCGCAGCATTGCTAACCCGTGGCGAGTTGTGCCGCGGCTGCGGGAAACAATGCGTCGACCAGCCTTCTGAATCAAACGTACTAGAAATTGCGGATGAGACAGATCCTTTGGGAACTTGGCGACTAGCACAGTGTCCGCGTCGCTTTGTGGCAGACATTGTTGACGAAATCAACATGGCACAACTTGCAGACCAACATTTGCCCGTTGAAGGCGGGGTGATGGATCAGGCGGCTTGGTGGGTAAATTGCTGGTTGGCATTCAAGAGCGATTGCAGCCAAATTGACCAAGACAAACTAGATCGGGAGCGGGGACGTTATGTCTGACGTAAACATTGTCATTGCGGCGCAGGATATGGCATCCAGCGTGATGAAAAACGTTGCTGCACAAACTGCAACCATGACAACCAGCGTCAAATCGATGTCAGCCGGCGTAGTCACCAGCACGCGTGCCATGTCCGCGGGTTTCATGTCGTTGACAGCTTCGATCGCACCGCTTTTAGCTGCAATGCTGAGTCTCCAAGCTATCTTCGCCATATTTCAGTTTGCTCGGGATTCGGTTTTGGCATTCGTTGAAGCGGGTTCGCCTGCTGGTAAGCAGCTCGGCGAATCGCTCGAGATCGCAGGCCAAGCCATTCAAAAACTGATGGTATCCGTCGGCGGACTACTGGCACCGCTGGTCAATATGGCTGCACAAGGATTGACGCTACTAGCAAATACAGCTTCAACGATTCTTGCGCCAGCAATCGAGTTCATGTCGGCAGCATTTGCTGCGACTGGTCCTATCATGCAAGGCTTTATGCAAGGTATTTTGACAGCCATCACAGCCGCAGAGGTGGCGTTTGGCAATTTAGGTCCAATCATGGAATACGCTTGGCTATCGTTCAAGCTGGCGTTTTCCCAGATGATTGAAGGAACCAAATACACGTTTACCACCGTTTTACCCGCCTATATTCGATGGTTCGGTGAAAATGGCCATCGAATTTTGCTAGATGCAGCCGTTGCCATGGCGACCGTGCTCACCAACTTTGGCAAGAACCTCGGTGAATTTGCAGCTGCAATCTATATGTGGATTAGCGGCGGTATGCAAAACGGTTTAGATGGACTAATGGAAAACATCGGTCAGACCATGATGGTTGGTTTGATGGATGGATTTGAGGCACAAACGAAAGCACTTCCGCAAATTGCGGCCAGACAGGCCACTGAGTACGAAAAAGCCATTTCGGGCGAAATGAATCGTATCGGTAGCAATTTAGGTGATCAGTTCAATCAAAAGTTTGCGTCGCGCATGTCGGGGTTGTCGAGTGAGCTCGGGATTGGCAGCGGAACGCAGTCGCCAGCAGCTGAAGAAACCGCGAAAAAACTGTCGACCGGACTTGCCACCGTGGCAACGGCACAAGCATCCATCGCACAGCAGCTATCAGCTAGTGAATCGCGTTTGCTGACTCGCGGACAGTCCGAGGGACCAATGCAGTCGGTCGCGACAGTCTCCCAGAAGACAGCAGAGGCAGCAGAAGAAACACGCAAATCTAGCGATCGGATGGTCCAGCTTCTGGAAGAGTTGCTGTCTCGAAACTTTATTGTTGCGGAGGCTGTCTGATGCCAGTTAGCAGCGTCACGCGCATGTGGTCAAGATATGCGTCCAGCTTGACCCGCCAAGAAAAGAAAAAGATTCGCACGATCAATGACGCGTACCAGATTGTGCATGATGCGACGGACGATCGATTGGCCATTGAATTTGCGGCTGGTGTGCCTCGGGTTGGAGATCCCTATCCTGGCGCAGCGTTTGTTTTTTGCGAAAAAGTGCAAATCAACCGCGTATCTCCGATCATGTCGATCGCATCGGTGGACTACAAAGGCGAAATCGGTCCCAACGGCGAGGATGATTCACCACTTAACGCCCCCCCTGAAATCTCTTGGTCGGACACTGAAGCCGACGAACCGACCGACGAAGACATCAACGGTCAACCAATCGTGAACGCCAACGGTGAACCCATCGACGGTGTGACGATGAAGATCGCTGACAACGTGGTCACGATCAAACGCAACTTCTTAACGTTTGACCCCTACACGACGGGTCAATACCGTCACAGTGTTTCAAGCGATTCGTTCCTAGGATATCCGCCAGGAACTGCCAGACTCATCCGGTACAACGCCAAGAACGCGTATTACAACGACAACGTGTATTGGGAAGTGACAGGATCAATTCAGTTCAGGCTTGGCATTCGCACCACCGACGACAAAGCCTGGTACAAACGCGTCCGTAACGAAGGGTTTTACGAGAAGATCACTGATTCGTTTACGAGCTCACCGATTTTGGTTCAGGCGACCGACGACAACGGCAAAGCGATGACGCGTCCAGTGCTGCTGAAATCGGATGGAACCCGTGAAACCGATCCAGCAAATGCACATTGGCTTGAATTTCAGGTTTATCGATCACTGCCTTATCAGGCTTTAGGACTTACTTAAAATGGCTAACCTATCACAAACCGCAGCAAACGTAAAAGCAGGTTCCGCAGCTACACGGACGCAGTTGGTGCAGGCTGGTGAATCCATCACGCAGGGGATGCCATGTTACCTGGGGTCTGACAACAAATACTACCAGTGCGACGCCAACGACACTGCGGTTAAAGCACAGGCCAAAGGTATTGCATTGACTGGCGCTGCGACTGACGGTTACTTTTTGATTGCAATTGATGGACTGGTTGACCTTGGTGCAACTTTGGCTGTTGGTATGGTGTACGTGCTATCCGCGACAAAAGGCGCGATTTGTCCTTACGCTGATCTAACCACCAATGATTACGTTACCATTCTCGGAGTCGCAACGACAACCGCACTACTCGATATCGACATCAACATCAGCGGAGTTCAGAAACCGTAATGACTCGCGTCGGTGTCTTTGCATCACCTGATGAAGCCAGAGAGTTCAAGCAAGTGCTTTTGCAATTGCGGGCATCTGGTTTTGCGCTTTTGGGTGGACAAAAACCAGCACCAATCTTGGAGGCACCTCGGGAAATTGTGTTCTACAATT